CCTCGGCCAGCTCCTCGGGAGTGAACTCGAAGACCGGCTCGCCGTTCGGGTACCGCGCCTCCAGGTGGGACAGCTTCACGCACAGCTTGTTCCCGCAGGTCGGGACGATGCGCGCACCCTCCGGGATGGGCCCGTGAGCCAGGCGCCAGGCCGCTCGGCCAGCAGTCTCAGGCGTGGTGTCCAAGCACACCTGGCCGTAGCCGGAGTTCTTGATCACGCCACCCTCCCACCACCAGTGCTCGCCCTCCTTGCGCACCAGGCCGTAGAACCTCTGCTCTTCGGTGCCGTTCCCGAGCTTCTTGGCCGGGGCCTTGTCGGCAGCCGGGGTGTACGGGCGGATCGGGCGGTCCGCGTCAACGTGACCCCACCGCAGGAGGCGAGTCTGGTGTGCGGAGCACAGCTCGGCGGTGCCGGTACGGTCTCGGTCGCACCTCTCGCCCTTGCTGTTCACGACGCTGCACTTCACTGGGTGTCTCCCATCATCATGGCTTGGCTCATCAGCGCGTGGGCAGCCATCCCACACGGACCTCCTCCCGGAGGTTTCGCCTTGTCACACATGCACAGGTCAGGACGATTCGGTGAAGCCGTCGAAGCAGAAGACGTACGAGGTGTCGCCGACCTTGGCGTAGCACAGGCGGTGTCCCCACACGGTGCCCCAGTACTCCCGCTTCAGGGCCTTGTTCTTCTTGGCCCACGCCTGGCGCTTGGCCGGGTCGTTCAGCTTCGGGTTCAGGTACGTCACGTTGCCAGCACGGTCGACGTAGTACGAGTACCCCTTGCCGTTGCCTCGCTTGGCCGCATCCCAGTAGCAGTTGCGGTCGTCGTAGTCATCGGCGCACGGCTTGGTCGGGACGTGGAAGACGGGCACGTACTTCACCTTGGCGGGCAGGGTTACCGGTCGGGGCGTCTCGGAGGCCGAGGCCGGCGAGTTCCAGGTCAGGGAGCCCAGCAGTGCGAGGGCGAGGAACGTCAGGACGTAGCGGGCTGCGGTCTTCATCGGGTGTCTCCTCAAGGGTGAGTTCGCCCTCGATCGGGCGAGGCTTCGGGGTCATGCGGTACTTGTAGGCGATCAGCTCGGGCATCTCGCCCGGCTCGACCACTCGGTTGATCCACGCGGTGTGGCACACCATGGCCAGCAGGTGGATCGCCATCTTGATCATCTCGCTGTACGAGAGGCCGGTCCGGCGCAGGATCATCACGTCCTGCGCCAGGCTCCGGTCCACCCGTGCACTCAACTGGCGAGGCATGTCGGTCACGTCGCGACCAGCTCCTCGATCATGGAGTCGGCGAACTCGGTGACCCCGCCCTCCTGGGTGAGGTAGCCAGCGTGGATCAGCTCGTTGGCCGTCCGTCCGTACGATCCCTGGAGGGTCCAGGCCATGCCGCTCTTGACCAGCAGGGCGAACAGCTCCAGCGTCTCCCTCGCGTCGAGCATCCCCTCTTCGTAGGTGATCAGGTCGATCGCGAGATCCTTCATGCGGCTCACTTGCTGGCCTCCTCGATCTCGTCGAGCAGGGCGGAGGCGAGGCGGAAGCCGATCGAGCTGAGCGCCAGTCGAGCGCGGCCCTCCATCGTGTCGTCGGTCGGCTCCCCGTGGTCGGAGAGGTCTTCCCGGTAGGCGCACAGGTCGACGAACTGGCGCCACATCTCATGGGTGTAGACGCTCGGGGCGCTGTCGCTCACCTCGTCCTGGATGCGCTCGCGCTCGTCCTGCACGATGTCCAGGAGCTGGCTCTCGCCACCGTCCCAGTAGTACGAGACCTTCTCGGTCACGTCGTCACGGATCGAGGCCAGGAAGTCGGCGCCGTCACTGACGTGCGAGTCGGGCTCGGTCACGTCTGCGATGCGGGCCAGCTTCAGCGGGCCGTACTGCTCGATCTGCTCGATGATGTTGGGCATCTCTGCTACACCTTCACACTTGGGTTGGCTCATCAGGACCCGAGATCCGCTCGGGCCGACCCCCTCCTCGGGGGTTTCGCCTTGGTGTGGTAGTCACAGTATCACTCTCGCGACACTTGCACAACTGGTTCAGCCGTAGCGGACCTCGTCGAAGCAAGCGACCTGGACGATGATGTCCGCCGTGCCAGCGTCGATGTCGCCGGTCTCGATCCCGTCCTTCTCGGACCTCTCCTGCCAGGAGTCCAGGATGTAGCCGTGGTACTCACGGTTCACGTACTCCTGGTCCAGGTCGAGGAGTCTGGCGTACGCGGACTGGATGTCGTGCACGCTCAGGTAGTGCACCTCGTCGACCTCGCGCTCCTCACCGAAGCGGGAGTCGGCAGGCTGGCCCTCGACGATGGTGTACTGCTTGCCCTCGGGCAGGCCGGCGAACTCCTCGTCGGTCGGCTCCGTGGCCCAGTAGGTGATGCCTCCGTACGCTGCGGTGTCGATGATGTCCTGCACCCGCTCGGGGGTGACGAACTTCTTGATCGTGTCGATGCTGGGCACTGTCGGACTCCTTGGTCTCAGGCGTTGGCGGTGATGCGGACGACAGCCGGGCTGCCCTCGTACTTGTTCTGACGAACCGTCTTGCGAGCCAGGGTGGTGGCCTTGTCCTTGCGCTTCGAGTCGCGGACGTTCAGGTCGTGGGTGCGGAACTTGGGGGTCACTGTGGTTCTCCTTGGGTCACGGCAGGCTCATCAGGAGCGGGATGCCACCCCGCCCGACCCCCTCTCAGGGGTTTCGCCTCGGGTCAGTTCAGGTTCAGCAGGCCGAGCAGTTCCTCGGTCGTGACGATCGCGAGCTTCACCTCCTTGGTGAAGGGGGCCTCGACCTTGGGCTCGGGCTCCTCGATCAGCTCGGGCACCGGCTTGCCGTCCAGCTCCAGGACGTACGCCTCGTAGTCCTCGATCGAACCGTGCTCGTCATCCACGTCGTAGTCACCCTCGGCGTGCCCCTCCAGGAAGGTCATCGCCGCACGCTTGTGGCCACCGACCATCAGCGCCTCGGCCAGGCGGTTCGCCTCGGTGCAGGTGAAGTGACCACCCACACCCGACGCGGTCATGCCGTCGCCGAGGATGTCGGCGAACACGCTGAGCGCGGAGTACACATCCTCGATCTCCTCCTCGGTGTCGCGCGGGTCGTCTTCCGTCTCGACCTCGACGAGGTACCCGTACGACTCGTCCCAGTGGGCGCCGACCTCCGGGGTCTGCCCCGGCTTCAGTCCGTTGCCGCAGGTCTGGCACTTGTACGGGCCGACCGTCAGGGGGTAGAGGATCGGGCCGTTGTCGTCCAGGCACCGCACCACGTTGCTCGGGATCTTCATCTGCTACACCTTCACACTCACGGCTGCCATCATCAGGAGGTAGGCGCCACCCCACCCCGACCCCTTTCGGGGTTTCGGCTTGTCCCACTTGCACACTCAGGCCACGAACAGTTCGAGCTGGTCGGGGTTGTATCCGAGCACGTTCCACCGGTAGACCTCGGTCGCCCGCTCCAGGAAGTAGGCGTCCCGTGCCTCGCGGTACTCCTCCTCCACCACCTCCCAGTCGACGTCCTCCGAGCGGCACCAGCTCTGCCGGTGGGTGTTGTCCTCGTCCTGGTAGTAGAGCTCCGCGATTGCGTCGTCCTCTGCACAGGTGTCGACGAGGGTGTACTCACGCTGGGCGTTCTCGACTGCCTCCTTCAGCGTCTTCTCGAACGCCTCCCACTCACGCTCGGAGTAGTCCGAGTCGTCGAGGATCGCGCCGCCGTCCCGCAGATACAGGGCCAGCTCGGTCGCTTCGATGAACGCGGGGGTGAACGTCTGCTCCTCGGGGAGGCACCGCTCACCGTCGCACTCGACGAGGCAGAAGTTCTGGCAGTGCCACGACTCCTCGTCCTCGTCGCACCCGTCCTCGTGCTCGAAGTAGGGGTCGCACTCGCACTCCTCCTCGAAGGTCTCGTAGACCTGGACGTAGATCGTCCGGAGGGAGCCGCAGGCCCAGTGTCGGGACGTCCCGTCGATGACGTGCTCGTCCGCGTCGTCACCCGCCGCACCCCTGATCAGGTCCAGGGCGGTCAGGTAGTTGGACTCCTCCAGGAGGTCGTCGCCGTACTCGGCCCAGTGGAACACCGCACCGTGCGTCTCGAAGAGGCGGTCGTCCCAGAACATCGCGTCACTCGGGCGGGCCAGCGCCTCTTCGGCCGCCTTCTCCAGGGTTTCCCTGTCCAGTTCCATGATCTCTCCTCAGTGGCTGCTCATCAGGAGGCAGGTACCGCCCTGCCCCGACCCGACCGACCTGAGTGCAGGCCGGCTGGGTTTCGCATGTGAGGTGCACACCCCCCCGCCCCGCTTCTCGGGTAAGGGCGGTGGTGTGCAGAGTTGGGTCAGCCGAAGCTGACTTCCCTCCTGAAGAACCCAGGCTCCCCGGTGCTGTCCTCGCGGTTACGCCGCGCGTCCAGCAACACCTGTGCTCCCCGTAATACCTTCATGTGGATGCCCTTTCGGACTCAGCGATGGACCTTGCATTTTTGGCTGGCTCATCAGGAGCCGGGAACCGCCCCGGCCCGACCGGCTCTCGCCGGTTTCGCCTTCACTCGTAATGCGAGGCCGCGATCTCGTCCGCCCTTCTCAGGACTTCTCGCCGCTCGTGCTGCTCCAGCTCCGCCAGGAGCTCTGCCAGCTCCTCGATCGTGTACTCCGGAGTGATGCTGTACCCGTCCACTTGCTTCCCTCTCGTTCGCTGTCGCTACAGTATCACACTTGCGCAGGTTGCACAATCACAGCGCCATGAAGACCACGTCAGGCTGACCGGGCGTCCAGTTGGCGACGCGCTCGGTCTCGACGAAACCGAACCGCTTGTAGTACTCCGGCAGGAACCCGTCGAAGCAGTCCAGACGCTTCGCGCCCTTGTGCGTCACCGCGTCCCAGACCAGGTCTTCACCGCGACCCTTGACGGTGCTGAACAGACCGATCAGCGTGCCGTCCTGGTGCACACCGAACCCCGACTGGAAGTCGCTGGTCAGGTAGTACCTCGAACCGCGAGGCATCTCCTCGGGCTTGCTGGTCGCCTCGGCGATCCGCTCGTTGCCGCTCCTTGCCCAGTCAAGGGCGGCGGTGTACTCGTCCCAGGATGCGGGGTGTACGTACGTCGTCATCATCATCTCCCGATGGGTGAGCAGGCTGGCTCATCAGCGGTCGGCTACCAGCCGGCCGGACCCCCGGAGGGGTTTCGCCTTCAGCTCGTCCTTCTCACCGGCCGCCGAACCGGGCAGCCAGGGCACGAAGGTCGTTGCGCAGCAGGCCCTTCAGGACGCTCTCCTGGGGAGTCTGGCGGGCGAGCTGGTTCAGGTTCACGGACTCACCCTTGCGGAGCTGGATGCTCATGATGTCTCCCTCGATTCGAGCAGGCTGGCTCATCAGCGACCAGGAACCACCTGGCCGGACCCCTTTCGGGGTTTCGCCTTGTTGACGTTGTCACAGTATCACAGTAGTCACACTTGCACAAGTGCCAGCGTCGTGACCCTGGTGATCTCCACCGTGACCTCCCCCTTCTCCAGGTACTGGGGGCGGTACGGGTCGTACGCGGCATCGGCGACCAGCCAGTCCGCATCGAACTTGTCGGCGCCGGTGACGTTCCCCACCCACCAGGAGGCCAGTTCCTCCTCGAAGGGCCAGGTCACCGCGACCTCGTCCTCGTTGCCGTTCCCCTCGTTGAAGAGGATCACGTAGCCGGGGACTCGCAGGGCCGCCTTCGGCGGCTCCAGCTCGATCAGGTACTCGGGGTACCCGAACTGTGAAGCGTGGTCGTAGCACCGGCCGACATTCTCACCGGCGGCCGACCGGTAGTAGTGCGTTGCCTTGTCCGAGCAGATCGAGCATCGCATCGTGCGCTCCCTCGTTCGTTGTGTTGCTACACTATCACACCTTGCGGTGTCGGTCAAGCCCCGTGTGGGCCGACCTGGTACCCCCGACTGCCTTGAAGCTACGGGCCCCGCTCCCGTACTGGCGAGCGGTCCCGAGGGGGCTACTTGGGAGCCCGTACCGGCACTCCCCCGGTCCCTTACTGGCGACCGGTACTGCCTGCCCTCCCCTACCGTTCCTCCGGACTGTGGTCCGACCGTTTCGGCCGTTCCGTTTCCGGACTGTCCGGGGAGGACAGTTGGGCCCTGGATCCCACCTACCTACCATCCGACACCCCGGAATCGTGTGGCATCCCACAACTCCGGGCCTGCGCCTCAGATGGCCTGACAGGCTGGAGGAGCGGACTCACTCGGCGATCGGACTGCGTCGGATACCCGACCCTCACGCTCTGCTCACCCACGCTCTCAGTCACCGTCTACACCGCGAGCGGTGCGTCGTACCAAGTTCGTGTGTCGTGCTGTGTTGCTGTCTTGCTGAGCTGTACTCTACCGGGTTTCCCCGGGTTGTGCAAGTGGTGCAGTTGCTTGGCTTGCACATCCTGCGAATGAGCCGCTGTTCGCCACTCGGTAACCGTTCCCCGGACCATCGACATCCCGGTTCACCCATTCGCCGTGCTGCCTTGCTGAGCTCGACCTTACAGGCTCTCGCTCGATTGTGCAAGTGTCGCTCGCTTCGGATCTTCGGGCCGGTTGCCCGGCCGTCCGTCCCGTTGTGGCGACAGGCAGAACTCTGCGCCACTTGCACGCTCTTGTCAAGCCGTGCAGGTCAGAGCACGTTTCGCGAGGCTCTGAGAGCCGTTCTCCGGGCCTGCTGGCCGGTCTCTGGCCCGTTCCCCCGGTTGCTTGGAGGGAAGCCGCGAGCGGGCAGCGTGCGCGGCGCGCGAGGGTAGCACAGGCCCGGATGGGGTGGGGGGTGACCCCCGGTGGCTGGGAGCGCTGAC